GAGGCGCGGGTAGACGTGACTGCGCTGCTTCAGCTCGCGCTTGATCTCGTCTATCTGCTCGCCCAGGCTGATCATGACGCTACCAACGATACAGCCTGTAGCCTGAGAGCGGCGGCAGCAGGTAGAGGATGACGATGACGACCAGCACGACCAGCAGGATGTTGGGCGTGGCGTAGGGGATTGGGCGTCCGAAAAAACCCAGCAGCAGCAAGACGACGACGATGATCAGCAACAGTTCCATCTGAACCTCCTTGCGTCAGCTTCTCCCGCTGCGCTCATGCTCAGGCGCCTGTTCTGGCTGGCGCCAGTCAGGCCGCTTGCCGACGCGCTCCTCGATCAGGTCTGCCACTGCGTCGCGCATCAGGTCCATGAATATGATCTTGCGTCCATCGTCCTGCATGAAGCGCAGTTGAACTGATCCCAGAAAGAGCGCGCCTTCCATCGTGCCTGTGAGCGCGTAGTAGGCGACCCACAGGTCACCCTCGACGCGCATGGCGAGACGCCCGATGTCCTTCTTGCTCATGCCTAATGCTCCTTGCTGCCCTTGAAGGCGGCGCGATAGCTCTCCATCACGCGCTCGTCGGGTTCCTCTGGCGGGTCGATGTCGGCCTGCATGTTCCAGTTCGGGCTGGTGATGGCGGCGCGCGCCCGCTCCACGATGGTCTCAAGGTCGATGATGACCTGAATGTCGGTGAGTACCTGTTCATCGAGAGGGCCAATGCTGTCCCGCCATTCGACAAGGCTGCGAAGGATGTCGGTCACCCGAACCTCCGCTGCTGCGCTTCCTTGGCCTTGAAGTAGGCGATCATCCTGCTCTTGATCCAGCTGCGCGTGTAGTCCGAGACACTGTTGGCCGGCTCAATGCGCTTGTACTGCTGCGGGGGCCAGTTGCCGAACTTCTCGCGGTACTGGTTGGATGCCCAGCCCAGCTTGTAGTTCTTCAGCATGGCGTATGCGAGCAGCTCTGCGTAGAACGTCTCGCGGTCGATGGGCTCGACCGGCTTGGGCGTGCGCTTCAGCTCGCGCAGCTCGCCCTCGTCCGGCCTGATGCTGGAGACCATCTCTGGCTTGAAGCCGCACTGCGGGCACGTCGAGACCTTGGGCGACCTGAGGAAGGCGCACTTGGGGCATTCCTTGGGGAGCCTGATGCCCTTGGTCCGGTTCTCATGCGCTGGCGTCTTGCCTTCGTGCAGCTTGGTGTAGCTCTGGTCGATGTCGGTCACGAAGCCGAGGCGCTGATGGTTGTCGCTGTGGTCGAGGATCAGGCAATGGTCCTTGCCCTCTGCGGTGCGCAGACCGCGACCGACGATCTGGACGAACAGCATGTCGCTCTTGGTCGGGCGGCACAGGCTGATGCAGCGCACGTCCCAGTCGATGCCCGTGGTGAGCGTGCCGACGTTGCAGACCACCTCGTAGGTGCCGCTGTGGAAGTCGCGCCTGATATGCGCGCGCTCCTCGTCCTTGGTGTAGGCGTCCTGATAGCCGCACCTGACGCCGGCATCGAGGAACTTCTGCTGCAAGGTCTTGGCGTGCGCCCGGTCCACCGCATAGCACAGCGTCGGCCTGCGCTCGCCCAGCCTGAGCCACGTGTCCACTGCGTCTGCGACCAGCACGCCGTCGCGCATGACCTGTGAGAGCTGGCCCTCATGGTAGTCGCCTGCGACGGTCTTCACCTCGCTGAGGTCCGGGTGATTGGGCGCGTAGACCTTGAAGTCCGACAGCAGCTTCTTCTCGATCAGGTCTGCCGTGGTCGATGCGACGATGCGGCACTGCTGCTGCTGCTCAGCCTTGAATGGCCCGCGATAGTAGTTGCCCAGGCCCTTCGTCCATGGCGTGGCGCTGAGCCCGATCACCGGCACCTGCCAGCCCTGATCCTGCGACAGCCACGTCTCGTAGATCGTGAACCACCTGTGGCACTCGTCCACCAGCACGATGTCGGCCTCGGGCATCGGTCGCTTCATGAGCGTCTGGACGCTGGCGACCTGCACCGGGCGCGACCAGTCGGTCATCTGGTGGCTGGCCTGGATCACGCCGACCTCGGTGATGCCCTGCTTCCAGAACATATCCACCGTCTGGTCGATGAGGCTGAGCGCCGGCACGGTGAACAGCACCTTCTTGCCCTTGGCGAGTGCGCTGTTGACGAGCGCGCCTGCGAGCACCGTCTTGCCGAACCCCGTGGGCGCCTGCATGCAGATGCGCTTGTGGCCCTCACCGACTGCACTGCGCATCTTCTCCAGCGCCTCTGTCTGATCCTCGCGCAGCTCACGCATTGGAGGACACCTCTGGCGCGGGGGTGGCGCCGAGAGCCGCACTGCACATAGCTGCAAGGTTGTGGTTGGTCGCCGCTTTCTGGTCGCCTTCTGGGGTGCGCTTCGCGGCGTGTCCGGCAGCGTAGCCCTGGAATACTCGCATCGCCTCACTCAGTGCCGCCCGCAGCCTTTCGCTCTCGGCGCGGGCCTCGTCGCGCTCTGTCAAGGCGACGGAGTACCGCTCACATGCTTCGCTGTGCGCTCGCCTCCAACGCCCCACCTCGGCGCGGGCCTCGTCGCGCTCGCGTTCGGCCTTGAGCGCGCGTTCCTTCCAGTCGATCAGCGCAGCTTCTAGCTCTCGCATCGGCCCGCCTCCGAGTGCCTGTGATGGTAAGAGCATCTTACCGTGTCGGGCGTTGATGCTCCAGCGCTTTCACTGCATCCTGAGCCCGTCGAGCGACCGATCCGGCTCGATGGCCAGGAGGTTCTTGAGCAGCCAGCGCATGACCGCGATCTGCTTCATGCCCTCGTCGTACTCCTGCTGCGTGACGCTGCCCTCGGCCAGCAGCTTGTTGCCCCACTTCACGTCGATGTCGATGAAGGTCTGGAGCGCGTCGATGAGTGCCACCAGCGCCTCTGGCCAATGCGGGTCCGGCTCTGCGGTCATGGCGTGGTCCTCAAAAGCAAACAGGGACCGCGCCTGGAGGGGTGCGGTCCCTGCTGATCATGGGGCATTGCCTCGGAAAGAGAGCGTGCCCCAGATGGCGCTACTTCTTGGGTCCTGCGTCTGGCGCTCCCAGGACGACCCAGCGATAGCCGTGGCCGACGAGCCAGACCAGTGCCAGTGCCTTGCCTGCGGGACCGCCCTGGATCGGCGGGTAGATGCTGCCTGGAGGCGCCGTGCTCTCCGGTGGCAGTGGCTTGGTGACCGGCGTGCCGGGCAGCTCGTTGCCTGGGCGCGGCCCCTGCGGGTGGCCCTGGCCGTGGCCGGGATCGACCGGCGGTGCCGGCGTGCCCCATGCCGGATCGACCGGCGGGATCGGCAGCGCATTGCCGGGGTGACCGTGACCGGGCAGGCCCTGATCTGGATGGCCGTAGCCCGGCAGGCCCTGATCTGGACGCCCGCCCATGCCGGGCAGCGCGTTGTCGGGTCCGACCGGCGCCTCGCCCAGCGGGATGAGCATGACGATCTGTGGACGCATTATGGTGTCCCTCCTGTTGGTGGTGACCTGGAGCCTGGGTTGCGCAGTATGCGGAACACCCAAGGCGCCCAGCAAGCGAGTGCGGTGTAGCCGGCGATCAGCAATGCGACAAGCGCTGCGTCACGCCTTGGGCTCGGCTCGCTCACCGTCGCCCTTCGCCCAGGCGCTGAGTGCCTCGTCAGCCCAGTCCGTGCCTGCCCGTGGCGGGATGAGCACCTGGACCTCGCGCTCGACCTTATCGCGCACCGCCTCGTGCACCAGCCGCTTTGCCAGCTCGTAGGCTGCCGCCTGCCCCGTGAAGCTCGCGTCGTTGTCACCGAACACCGTGATGCGCTTGGCCTCTGGTGGCGGCTGCCACTTCTCCAGCATGTTGGCGCTGGTCGCCGCCCACACCGGCATACTGAAGCGCTGCGCTGCCGCGAGCGCGGTCTCGATGCCCTCCGCGACGCCCATGGCTTCTGCCGCCTCGCCCAGCCTGATGGCGCCGCCGTCCGGCATCTCGCCCGGCATGAACATGCGGTTCGGCTTCAGGTCAGCCTTGCTGCCCTGCTCGGTGAGGTAGGTGCGCTGTATCTGCCGCGCCTTGCCGTTCGCATCGCTGAACAGCGCGACCATGCCGGGGTGCCGCGTCCTGGTGGGGTTGTGCTCCAGGCTCGGCACGAAGCGCAGCACCCTGCTCGCCCCGTCCGCTGTGAGCCTGCGAGCGGCCATGTAGCGGCCCGCCGGGTCCTCGGGGGTGATCCGCCGCGACGACTGCCACAGCGCGTTGAGCGCCTCCTTGGTGGCCACCGGCTTGGCCCAGGATTGCCGTGCCCCGCCTGCCGGCAGGTTGCAGATGACCCGGTCCACCTCGTTCGCCGCCTGCCTGAAGTCCCAGCCCTTCAGCCGCTTGAGCAGCGTGAACCCTTTGCCGGCGCCGCAGCCGCTACAGAAGTAGCTGCCTGTTCCGTCCTTGTCATCGAACCGAAAGCGGTCCTTGCCGCCGCACATCGGGCACGGCTGATGCTTGCCGTTGAGCCAGCGTATCTCGACGCCGACTGCCGGCAGTATCTCGCGCCACCGGCCCTGCGCTGCTTCCCGCGTGCTGACGAGGCTCTGCTGTGTCATGCCTCTCTCCCAACTTCAGGTGGTGCGTTGCGATCGTCACCGGGCTGAGTTGCGCCGGCCCTCTCTCATCCTGATAGACCTGTCTTGCTGAGAGAAGACTTACCTCCTGGCCCAGGTCTGACCCCACTCCCTCCTCTCCCCGGCTCCTGCTTTACCATGCAGGCAGCCGTTCCCGTTCGCCCTGCGCGTGGGCGGTGAACGAGGTTGGGACGAGAAGGGTGGTGGGCCGCTCGATCAGCGCTGATCTCGCGTCCGTGACGGGATGTTCGGTGCCGTGCAGTCCCGTCAGGGCTGGCGCCCTCACTCCCTGCGCGTGAACCGATGGGGCTTGTGTGGAAGAAGACTTGATGCTAGACGAAAATCTGCGTAGGTTTTTCGTCAGCCAGTGCTTGTGTCGTCCACACAGGCTCTATCGGGTCAGAGGGGCGGTGGGTCTTCCAACTCACCGCCCTTCGCTTTTCAGACGCTATGCCTGCTGCCTGTGCGCTGGCAAGCGTCTCGTCGCAAAATCGTCATACCCCCCACCTGTGGTGTTTCGGCGCGCTGCCGAGACACAAGATGTCGGCCTGCGAAGAAATCCTTTGCTTTCTCGGCGAAGGATTTCTTATCTTGCTGCTCCCCTCAAGAAGGAGCTGCGCGTGAAGAAGAAGCCTGCGAATACGACGATTGAGATCGACCGCATCGAGATGGGGCGTATCAATGTGCACATCCTCGGCACCACGCCGCTGATCGTGCACCGCTACGCCGCCAAGGCGTGGCATGAGCTGCTGTTCCCCGGAGAGGAGAAGAACAAGGCGGCGCTCGCCGTGACCCTGAAGCATGACCCGCTGGAGGAGTTCCGGCAGTGCTGCTACCTGAACCGTGACCGGAATGAGCCGACGCTGCTGCACTATCCGGCCGGCGCGTTCTCCAAGGCGATTGCCTCTGCGGCGCTCGACATCCCCGGCGCGAAGAAAGCCCAGATACTGCGGCTGGTGAGCATCGCATCGACGCAGGTGAACCTGTATGGCGTGCCCCAGCTCGGCATGGACATGGTCCGCTCCTCCAACGAGCAGCGGTCGCCCGATGTCCGCACGCGCGCCTATCTGCCCGAGTGGACCTGCGACCTTGAGATCGAGTTCGCCACGTCCCTGCTCGGTGCCAAGCAGATCGTGAACCTGCTGGCCGCTGCCGGCGTGATCGTTGGGCTGGGCGACTACCGTCCGCAGAAGGGCGGTCAGTACGGCAAGTTCATGACGGTTGCGCCTGACGATCCGGCTGTCCTGCGCATTCGCAAGCAGGCGCGCGCTGCGCAAGAGGCTGCGCTGGCCAGCCCATCGTTCTTCAGCGATGACGCTGCCGAGTTGTTCCAGTGGTTCAACGAGGAAGTGAAGCGGCGCGAGAAGATCGCGGCGTCGTCGCTGACCGATGGCATGCCTGAGCCCCAGCCCAAGACGCTGGTTGCGGCGAAGGCCAAGCGCAACGGGCGTGGTGCCCAGGCATGACGAAGGCGTCCGACGAGAGGAAGCGGCGGATCGCAGCGGCCATCGAGGCGTGCCGCGACGAGGACGGTCTGATCCAGCCTCAGCGTGTCTATGAGGCTGCCAAGGACCCCGACAACGATCTGCATGCCGAGTTCGACTGGGATGTTGATCGTGCCGCTCATGTCGCGTGGCTTGCGCGCGCGCGTGAGCTGATCCGCGAGGTCAGGCACATCGTCGTCTATGGCAAGCGGCAAGTTGCGGTGCCGAGCTACGTCCCCAGCCCGCGCACGACTGGGTACATGAAGACGGTGACCGTGGCGAAGAACGCCGCACTGAAGAAGGCTGCGTTGCAGGCTGAGCTGGACCGCATTCGCGGCGCGATCCAGCGGGCGCACAGTCTCGCCATCGCATTCGGCCTTGAGGCCCGGTTCGAGACGATGCTGCGGCAGGTCGTTGAGGTCGAACTGGCGCTTGACGAAGCGGCGGCGTGAGGCGAGGCAGGCGAGGCTAGGCTCGGCGCGGCATGACACGGCGTGGCGCGGCCGGGCATGGTCAGGCAGGCGCGGACGGGTCCGGCGGTGCTTGGTCTGGCAGGGCGGGGCGTGGCAGGCGTGGCAGGCATGGCTGGGCGAGGTGTGTCGTGGTCAGGCGAGGTCAGGCGAGGCAGGCGTGGCTCGGCAAGGTATGGCGCGGCGCGGCACGGCAGGGTCGGGCACGGTGGGGCACGGCAGGCGTGGCATGGTCTGTGTGGTTGGGTCTGGCAGGGTGCGGCTAGGCATGGCGTGGCACGGCGTGGCAGGCGCGGCCCGGCGCGGCAAGCCGTGGTGTGGCGCGGTCTGGCAGGGCGTGGCGGGGCAGGCGAGGCTAGGCTAGCTGTGGCGGTGCTTGGCGTGGCCGGGCGAGGTCTGGCTAGGCAGGCGCGGCTAGGTGGGGCGGGCCTTGACTGGGCGCGGCGAGGTAAGGCGTGGTGTGGCAGGCACGGCGGGGCTAGGTCTTGCCCGGCAGGGCGTGTCAGGGCTTGGCACGGCAGGCGAGGCTAGGTTGGGCACGGTTGAGCGAGGCGTGGTTGGGCTTGGCGTGGCAGGCGTGGAAAGTCTGGGCGCGGTCGGGCTGGGCAAGGACGGGCAAGGCGTGTCAGGGCCGGCGAGGCGCGTGAGGCGAGGCAAGGCACGGCGAGGCTGGGCAGGCGCGGCTCGGCTCGGCACTGCGGGGCGGGGCTCGGCTTGGCGCGGCAGGCGAGGCAGGGACCGGTAAGGCCCGGCTGGGCTCGGCGCGGTGGGGCAGGCATGGCTGGGCTCGGCAAGGCGGGGCATGGTGCGGTGCGGCTTGGCAGGCAAGGACAGGCGCGGCTAGGCGAGGCATGGCGTGCGGGGCGGGGCAGGCAGGGCAGGGCTTGCCTTGGCATGGCGCGGATTGGCAGGCGAGGCAGGCGTGGCAGGGCGCGTCCAGGCTTGGCATGGCGGGGCCGGGTAAGTCCTGGCAAGGCAGGGCGCGGCAAAGGCTGGCGAGGGCGATGCCCTCGTCAGCGCGCACGCCTGAACAGCGGCGTGTCGGTGGCAGCGATGTCGGGTCTGAGCCATGCGATCTGGTAGGACCACAGCGCGCACGCATCGCCTTGGTCGCTGTCTTCGACCATCCATCCGCGCTCGCGGCAGCGCTCCATGGTCAGCGGCTTTGCGAGCGCCGCCTTCATATTCCGCCCAACAAAGAAGCTGCGCACCTGAGCGACGCTGGCCTCCCTCAACTCGACCTTCCTGTGCGCCCACTCCTCCAGGTGCTCCGCGAGCCCGATCAAGAACCGGATGGTTTCGATGGTCGTCTTGCCGTGCATGACCATCGGCGTGGCGGGGCTCTCGTAGACGATGAGGTCTGTGCACACCTTGTCGAGCCACGTGCGGAACGCCCGATAGGCGGCGGCGCGCGAGCCGTCAGGCTTCTTGAAGCGGATTGTGCCGAACGTCGGCTGCTCGCCGGGCCTGCCG